GCTGGTGAAGTGCGGCGAGGACGTCGACTGCGCCGCCTACCGCAACGGCTGGCGGATGAAGATCGACCTCCAGACCGAGCTGGGCCAGAAGCAGGCGTACTACATCAAGCACCAGTCCGGCCGGAAGTACAAGGTCATCGGCCAGCAGGACGGCCTGGTCGAGCTGGAGTTCGCGCCGAACCAGCCGTGCTTCGCCGAGCACCGCAGGCGCCTCGAACGCCCGGAGATCTACCGCGTCAAGGGCGGGGATCACCGGGGGAACCCGCTGAAGACCGTGACGCGGGTGCACAAGAAGCCTGAGTTCTGGGTGGAAGAGTTCGCCGAGAACCAGGACCGCCTCAAGACGGCCATCGAGAAGGGATAACACATGGCCAAGGAATCGGGTCTCGGGTGGACCACCCTTTCGGTGGACACCTCGACCCCCACGCTGACCGACATCCGGAACGATGTCACCAACTTCGAGTTCTCCACGCCGCGCGCCGTGCAGGAGATCACCGGTATCGACAAGAACGCCATGGAGCGCCTGCTCCTGCTGGCCGACTTCTCGATCACGCTGAACGGCGTCTTCAACGACGCGCTGTCGCACACCGTGTTCAAGGACGTCGGGTCGACCTCGGTCCCCCGCACCGTCTCGATCGAGGTGTCCGGCCAGACGCTCAGCAACGAGTGCCTCCTGACCGACTACGCGCTGACCCGAGGTGACGACGGCTCGCTCACGTGGAGCGTCCCCGGCGTCCTTCAGGACGGCACCGTTCCGACCTGGAGCTGATCTTCAGTGGCGTACATGCTCCGCATCCGAACCCGCCTGCGCGGCCCCCTGTTCGACCTGAGGGGCCGGGCCATATTCCGTCGGTACGCCGACGAGTACGAGGAGGAGGGTGCGGAGTTCGCCCTGGCTCACATCAAGCGCACCTTTCACGCCTCGTTCAAGCGGCCGACGGGCTACTACGAGTCGAACGTCCGCATTCACAACACGTCGACCGGCACCGAGGTGTGGGACGGCGGCCACGCGGGGCCGGTGTACGGTCCGTGGCTGGAGGGCGTGGGCAGCCGGAACGCGACCACCCGGTTCAAGGGCTACCATGCGTTTCGCAAGGCAGCCGCCGCACTCGAAGCACGAATCGAAGGTCTGGGGGAGCGAATCTTCCGCCTTCGGTACCAGAACAGGCTCTGAAGGGAGCATCCGATGGGGCACCGCAAGGTTCCGACGATCTACACCCTCACCAAGATCAAGGGCGAGGAGGGCGCTGTCGTCCGCATGAAGGCCATCAAGATCGGCAAGCTGCGCAGGCTGATGAGGGTCATCTCGGTGGACGAGAAGGACATGACTCCGGCCATGCTCGACGAGATCTTCAGCCTCCTGCTGGAGGGGCTCGTGAGCTGGAACCTGGAGTACGAGCAGGGCCACGAGAAGGAAGGCCAGCCGCTGCCGACCACGATGGAGGGTGTTGACGAGCTGGAGCTCACGACGCTCATGAACATCCTGAACGAGTGGCTGGAGAACATGACCGGCGTGGACGACGAACTGGGAAAAGGCTCACCCTCTGGCGAGAACTTCCCGGGGCGACCCTTGACGATGGAAGCACTGTAGAGGAGCCCTGGGAGCTCAAGGAGGCCAACCTCGTCCTGGGCCTGTGCCAAACGTTCAAGTGCACGCCCAGCGTCCTGGACGAGGAGTCCGCAGAGATCATGCGCCTGGTCGCGATCAGGCAGATGGGCACGAAGCAGGAAGAGACGCCGGACTTCGGCGACATGGAGGTGTAAACGATGGCGCGGGTGTCAGTCCTCGTTACGGTGCGGGACGCAACCGCAGCAGGGCTGCGCCGCGTCCGTCGTTCGATCGACTCGCTGAACCGGGGCATCCTGTCGACGCTGGCGGCCGCGTTCTCCGACGGTGTCGGCCAGGCCCTGGCGCTCGGGTTCCGGAATGCCATGTCGAACCCCTATGTGGCGGCGGCGGTGGTGTCGCTGGTCGCTGCGCTGACGCTGCAACTGGCCGCTGGGCTGGCTGCGGCGCTCACTCTCGCCTTCGGTGGTGCGTTCGTCGCACTGGGCGTCATGGCCGTGAAGGGCTCGAAGCGGGTCAGGAACGCGTTCGCCAAGGAGCTGAAGGGGCTCAAGAAGCTGTTCCGGGAGGCGGCCGAGCCCCTGATCCCGGCGATCGAGCACGCCGCCAAGCTGATGGGCAGGCTGGGCCGCGAGTTCGCCCCGATGTTCGAGAAGGCGATGGCGGCGGCCGCGCCGGTCCTGGAAGACTTCATGGACCGGGCAGCGAAGGGCCTGCGCCAGGGCGGCTTCCTCGGCTTCGAGAAGATGATGAAGGCGTTCAATGCGCTGCTCGCCAACATCAAGATCGAGAAGTTCTTCTCCGACCTGGGCAAGGCGTTCGACAACCTCGCGCTGTCGGTGCTGAACAACCGCAAGGCGGTCGCCGGGGTGTTCGACGCGCTGCTGTCCTTGATCCCCAAGGCGATCAACCTGGTCGCGGGCCTGACGAACGCCTGGGGCAAGGTCCAGCCGTTCTTCTCGGCCGTCTGGCGGACGATCAAGCTGGCGCTGACCCCGGCCGTGACGGTCCTGGGTATCGTCTTCAAGGTGCTGTCCGACCTGATGGTCGCGGCGGCCCCGTTCATCGAGATCCTCAACGGCGCCCTCCAGGGCTCGAACGACCTCTTCCAGGGCCTGGTCGACAAGCTGGGCGAGCTGATCGGCCCGATCTGGACCGGCTTCATCGACGGCCTGACCGAGGGCGGCAAGGTGCTGGGCGAGGCTCTGGTACCCGTCCTGGAGGACTTCTACGAGGTGCTGGGCATCACCGGCCGCCGCATCCTGGAGGTCTTCCTGCCGGGCCTGCTGGACTCCGGCGACAAGGCGCAGAGCCTCGGCGACAAGGTCCGTGAGGGCGTCCTCGGCGCGCTGACCAACCTGGCCGAGTGGATCACCGAGCACCGCGAGACCATCCGCGAGTGGATGATGAAGGGCTCGGACGCGGCGGTCTGGCTGGCCGAGAAGGTCAAGTGGGTGATCCAGAAGATCATCGAGTTCATCGGCTGGATCATCGAGAACCGCGCCGAGATCGCGAAGTGGGGAGAGCGCATCCTCACGATCGGCGGCTTCTTCATCTGGCTGGCGGACAAGATCGCCTGGGTGATCGGCAAGGTCATCGAACTGTTCGGCTGGTTCTCGAAGAACTGGGACCTGATCCTCCAGGTGTCCGGCATCGGCCAGATCATCCGGGCGATCTGGCTGGCGAAGGATCTGTGGGGCTGGGTCTCCCGGAACTGGCTGGCGAAGCTGCGCTTCACCGGCGCCGACACGATCATCAACTGCATCAAGTGGGCGAAGCGGCTGTGGGACTGGATCAACCGCGACTGGTTCCGCTCGGTCGTGCTGTCGATCTCGATCCCCGGCTTCTCGACCCTGAAGTCGGCCTGGAAGATGATCACATCGGCGTTCGCCCACGGCGGCATCCGGGGTGCGGCGACCGGCGGCCTGCGGGGCGGCATGACCCTGGTCGGCGAGCACGGGCCCGAGCTGATCAACCTGGCGCCGGGCTCCCGCGTCCGGTCGAACCCCGACACCCGCCGCCTGCTCTCCCAGGGGCAGCGGGCCGGAATGCCTACCCTGCTGTTCAAGAGCTCCGGCCGCCGCGTGGACGACCTCCTCCTGGAGATCCTGCGCGAGGCCATCCATCAGCGCGGCGGTGACCCCGTCGCCGTCCTCGGAGGCTGACCTGTGACCGTCACGCGCCGTTCGTTCAACGCGGCCATGAACCCGTCCGGCACCTCGGCGAGCTCGATCACCATCGGGGTGCCGACGGACGTGGCCGAGGGCGAGCTCATGATCGCCATCACCTGCCAGCCGACCGGCACCCCGACCGGGACCGGTCCGGACGGCTTCGAGCTCATCGGCTCGTTCACCTCGTCCACCCTTCTGCAGTCCAACCTGTACCGGCGCTTCGCGACCGCGTCCGAGCCCGCCGACTACACCTGGACGTTCACCCAGTCCGGGTCCTGCGGCGTCGCCCTGATCACCTTCGTGGGCGCTCACGACATCCTCCAGTGGGACGCCCATGTGGAGACGGCCACCTCGACGCCTGCCTCGCGCCGGATCGAGGCCGCCCGGGACGGGATCGCCTACACCGTCTGCTGCTGGCGGGACGGGGCCAGTTCGACGTTCACCACGAACCAGGGCTCGGAGGAGTTCGACATCGTCGCGGGCAACACCGGCCTGACGATCTACCGTGGCATCACGGCCGCCCTGTACGGCCCCGGCGTGGCCGGTGTGAACGACATCGTGAACGTCGGCGACGCCATGCCCGGGACCACCTTTACCAGCTCCGGCGGCGCCCTGGACCACGCGATCACGTGGGCTCTGCTGATCGACAACAAGGCTCCGGACACCGAGCCCTGGTCGAGCACCAACGGCGACTTCGCAGTCGATCTGAAGCTGGACGATGTCCAGGTCGACTCGGTCGGCGGCATCACCACCGAGTTCAGGGGCGACGTGACCGGCCAGGTGACGGCCTTCTTCGAGAGCGGGGAGAACGCGCCCAACGAGGTGACCGAGAACCTGGCCGACGGCCTGGTCACCACCAAGTGGCTGGACTTCGCCGACGCGTCGTTCGTCACCTACGACTTCGGGCCCGGCAACGCGAAGACGATCAAGCGCTACCGGCTGACCAGCGCCAACGACTCGCCTGAGCGCGACCCGATGGACTGGACGCTGGAGGGCTCGAACAACAACGTCGACTTCACGGTGCTCGACACCCGGCAGAACATCGCGTTCGCCAACCGGTACGAGACTCAGGAGTTCAACGTCACCACGCCCGGGTCGTACCGGTACTACAAGCTGAACATCTCCTCCAACCGGGGCCCGACGACCGCCGCCTCCACGCAGCTCGCCGAGTTCCGGCTGTCCACGCACTCCGTCTGGGAGGACGTCACCACGTACGTCCAGGAGGAGCAGAAGATCCGGATCACGCGCGGCTTCCAGGGGTCCTCCGGCCGCCACGACTTCTCCCGGGCCTACTGCACGTTCAAGAACACCGACGGCCGGTTCTCGATCCGCAACCAGGACGGGGCCTACTTCGGCTCACTCCAGCGCAACACCCAGATGCGCATTTCGAAGGCGTACGGCACGAAGACCCTTCAACTGCAAGGCGATGTGCAGCTCGAAGGCACGAACATGGCGGGCGACGGCGCGCGGACGGTGCTCACCAGCGCCCTCCAGATCACCGGGGACATCGACGTCCGGATCGACCTGCACCCGGAGTCGTGGCGCGACGAGCAGATGCTGTCCGGC